AACTCTTCATTTCTTTCCCTCCTTCTCTTTTAATTGCTCTATTAAATTATTAAACCGGCTGTTAATATAGATGCTGATGCCAAAGACGCTACCGGCATATAACAGACACTGGGCAAACAACCACAATACACTGTCATGTATCTGACCCATAGGCTCCGAACACACAAAGCCAGCAACAGCCAAGGACGCTCCCAAAACAAGCATTCCCACAGCAGTTGAATACTGAATGTTTTCTTTTGTCTCCTTTCTCATTGTGCAATAATTTATATGACTTTCTATCTTTTTTTAATACCATCAATTACACGTTTTGGATTACCCGATTCTCAAACTAACCTTTATTTTGTATGACAAAAAAAGAGCCTGCCACGGAAACTAATCCGCTACAGACTCTTGACTTTAAAAGATAGATAACCGACAATTAATGCCGGTTGCCGTGGTAGTATCTTATAGCCTCATTGACATATAATGATACCGATTGCTCCTTATCCAATATAGCTGCCACGTCCTCTTCTATCATAACAAGTATTCTTTTCACACCATTAACCTTCGGTCTTCGGGGCACACCATTGCTGTCCAATATCCTATATATCGTTTGCTCAGACTTTATTTCTGTTTCCTTCATTATCTCCTTGATAGCTATCCCGTCCTTATATAGGGACAATACCCTAGACTCTTGATCTAGGGTAATAGATCGTCTTCTTGCCATAATTAATATGTTTTATAACAGTTATAATTTGTTGCTCGTTATTTCAAAAAGTTGCACCTTTGCATCGAACATCAACGATGTTAGTCGCACTTCGGTGCGTGGATTGAAACGACATTAAAAATGTCATTGTGGTTTAAACCACATTTTAATATTTAGGGCAGCGAAGAAATTCGTTGCCCTAACTTTTTATTTATAAAATCTCAATTTTGGTATAGTATGCATTCATCTTTCCAAAGAATGATTCTATTTTTGCTCTCTGATAAGAAGACATTTTGTTATAAATGACATTTTTGTCATCTTCTCTTAAGTAGTATTCCTTTTCACCGTCTGTGAGATTGATAACTATATTAATTGCTCTACCACTGTATGAATCTGTAAATTTAATTTTTGTCTTCATAGTCTTACGCCGCTTATCCGTTGCCGCCGGTTCTATTATTACCTGTTGTTTTATTATCACAATGCAAATATACTACATTGTGATATAATAGCAAAACAAATCACAATATATTTTCTTGTATTGTGTAATATTTAACATTTAAGCACAAAAAGACAGCCGACAATAACGCTAACGATAATACATAAGGGCTGACCTACACCAAGATCAGCCCTTTACCCCTAGAACCATTCTGCATTTGGATGTATATCCACAGACAGACGGAACATTATTTTAGTGATTAACTTTTTAATTATCATAATTTTACATTTTTGTATCTTCGATGTAAGGATTGGTTAGATCCATAAGAACATATTGAATTAAAGCATCAATAACAACGTTAGCTATCTTCATGCCTCCTGCGGAATTTGGATGAACCTGGTCTTGCAGATACGTTGTGATATTAAGCGTTGATATTCCACTTAATGCATTTACATCAATTACGGGGACGGAATATATTGCACATACTTCTCTAATCACACTCCCGTAATCTTGTATCGTTAATCCTATATTATTTTTATAAGGATAATCAGCATTATTATGAGAGTTGTAAAAATTATGTGGTATGCAAGCGAATATCTTGGCATCCGGCAATCTTTTGATAATCTTTCTCAACATTAGCCCATAGGCGTATTTTAAATGATTTTCGTCCTGATCGTCAAGCTCCCCGATTTGGGCATTTGCCGTGATATCATTAGCGGAGGCATATATGACTAATACATCCGTATCGGTCGGAATAGTATTTATTCGGCCGTCACCACACATATTATCCTGTATAGTGATAGTTCCTTCTTCAGGATGAGCGGCATTATAGTAGCCATTTTCGTCCACTTTCTTGGTTTTTGGGGAAATGGATGTAACCTTGGAGCCTCCGATACCTCGGCAATAATGTGTTGAGAATTGAAGATATTTCCACACATACTTCTGCCACGAGATCAGTTCTACGATCGAGTCCCCAAATGAACAAAACTTCTTCCCTTTATACGCCATATTGATTATTTCATCTCTATCTAACTTTACATTTCTCACATTTTGCGGATTGCAAGGGTAATAATTCAACGAGACAAACGGGGAGTCCACACTGTTGAAATTAAAAATTATATATTCCCAATTTTTTTCACCTGTCATCACCTCCCTAAAGGTTTTTACTTGACTGCCCCTATACCCAATCCACGTACCATCTGCTGCATACACGCCGACTGAAAATGCATTGGTAAATACAGATGTTATGTTGTCAACGATTCTGATCAGTCGTGTAGTATTATAAGCTTCGTTTGACTGTAACGATCCATTAACATTATTATACCCATCAATAAGATTATCATTTGTTATCAGATTTTTGTCTAAATAAGTTTCAGGAAGCTGTGTTATACCGAATTCAAGCGGAATAAAATTCTCATTGAATGATAGATAATAAAAATCTCTTGCGTTATTATTCCAAGCCCTGCAATATGATGCTTCTGATGGTATTTCTCTTTTTGAAATATTCTTTCCCGTTGAAGCACCCATATTAACCGTGCCAAGCAGCGTGCCATTATCTCTATAAAAATAAACCGAATATGCATTGGTATAGATATACTCTTCTCCTGCCGGTATATCAATTCTTTCTATAACAATCCCATTTCCATTTACAATATTTCCGGCTCCGTCTATTATTTTATTGGCGAGCAAAAGTTCATCATATACCTTGTTGATTGACACATCCTGCAACATGTGTCGTATTATCATCAAGTCGTTTTCAACCTCTTCAAGAGAGTCAATGGTTAATACTTCGATCCAATTCTTGTCATTTATCCAATTTGAATTCTCTACATTATTAGAATTATATATTTCAATTGTAAACCTGTCTTCGTTTTGATACGATAAGATAAATCCTTTTCTCCGGTTAATACTGCTTATCGACAACCTCGTATTAGATTTGTTTGAATTATACACGACAGAATCGTACATGTAAGAATCAAGCGGTATATAATTACTCGTTTCAGAATTGTACAGATATACCCTATATCTGTTTGTCAAATCTCTATAAGTAAAAACCAATCCGATTTTTTTATTGTAAGTATTCGGCAGAGCATTTCGAGCAGCATCGGGCGTGTTGTAATTATTGCCGGTTATTGCTGTGACATTGATAAAGGGAAATTTGGTCGATGGCAGCAATGGGGACCAGAATAAATCATCGCTCCAATATTGATCATCCATAGATGTTCCCATATACATTTCAACAGTGAGTTCCCCAGTTGCTCCATTCCTATAACTTAAAATCTTTCCTGTACTTCTATTTTCTTTTGGAATTCCAAGTCTGGTTTTTGAAAAATCTGTATCAAATTGTGTTGAAATGGCACTTCCTTTATTTAACCCCGACATTTCCGTAGCCAGACTCTTACGCGTTTTGGAATTGACCACCGCATCATAGATAGTAGCCGGGTAAATGGTTTGCCCGCCCTTCGTCAACTTGTGCATTTTTACCATAATGTATTCTATTATTCGCCTAAGTTCCGCCGGAACTTGGGCTGTTGTTATTTTATGTAATTATTTATTAACTATTAAAATCACTCAGTACATCATCATACTCCTTATCTGACAGAGATACGCTCTGCACCGCATTGTATGCGGCATAATCCGGATAGGGCATGATCTCCGCTGTGCTCTCATCCGTCTTCCCGGTAGTCAGCACAATCCCTGTATCTTCAATAGATACAAGGTTGCAGATGCCATCTCTAAAGTCAGAATCAGAAATGAAGTATTCCCGTTTGACCTTCAGCAAACCAGGGGAGAAGCCGGGGTTGTCAAAAGCGACAAGCAGACTGCCATCTTCCATACGGCTGCACCCCACATACTCTTGCCCATCAAAGGAGGCTATAAACTTTCCCTTAAACGGATTGAAGTAAGTAAACCGGAAGGGAGTTGATACGTCTCCATTCAGGTTCTTCTCTATAATTTTAAAATCTGATTGGTAATTAATTTTCATAACTATAATATTGATGTAACATCGTCTATCTCCTCGGCTTTCAAGATGCCGGAAAGGTCAACACTTCCACCGCCTCCGGTTGTTCCTGTTTCGCTCCATACGCCTCTCTTCGTACATTGATATATAGGACCCGGTATGGTATCTCCCACGACAGCCCAGTCGCCCACAACAGGAGATGGGACAGCAGCCTGCAATGCTTCTACTGTAGAAAACAATCCCTTGTTGCGGACACTGTTCTGCTTGATCTTCTCCACTTCAGTAGAGGTCTTGCTGAAATTGTTGTTAAGCCGATCTGCCGCCTCACTCCAAGTACCTGTTTTATTGATCGAATTAAGTTCCATATCACTTTATTTTATTTGGGCAATATGCTCTGATCCCACACAATTTCAGAACCTTTAACCATAATTATTCGTCCACCCATAATCTGGGTTTGATATATATAACCGTCACTTCCTCTTTGCTCGACAACCATACTGTCCGGGCGAAAATACAATACATCACTATTGGAAGGGTCATTCATAAAAATACGGGGAACCATACCCTTCAATCCATATTGAAGGGATATATCTAAGAGCGAATTACCATCATTATCATGAATATCAATTGACGGTCTCCCATATTCATCCTCAGGGAATATGGTTATCTCGTAACCTGACGGTGAGGAAACTTTCACTTTCCCGACAAATTCAGGATTTCCATCTGCATCCCATTTAATGTTCCCATTGGCAAGCTGCCCGGAACCATCCTCATTCAACAGTATCTTACCATTGGCTATTTCAATTTTTCCCCGGAAATATCCGCCCAAAGCATAGATATATCCTCTCAAAAATACATCACCGCCATGAGTGGCAACGAAGTTTGCCATGTTCGCCCATTCCGCATCCGTAGGCTGGTAATTAGGATCATTACGGAACCTCATCACGGTAAGAATCGCCTGTTCAAGTTTTCCTCCTGCCCAAAATGCCACATCATCATCATCATTGTATATGCCGCTAACTCCGGCTGTGACCTTTTGCATCTTACCATCCTTGTAGTTGCCTAATTGGACCATATTAGCTAGTATCAAACCGCCAAGGATATCCACAGATCCATCCTTGATTGCGCTCGCGATATAATTAATTGCTTGAAATTCAGCCATAGACTTGTCATTATCAAGAATTGAAGGCTTCCAATCGGTAGCGATGGTTCCTCTTTCTAATTGAAGATCACAAACGGTTGCGGTACCACTGATGAGAAATATACCACTGCCATTGAAGGTAATCTTATGGGTATATCTCTGATAAGAGGATGTGAGAGGCTGAGAAACACTGAAAGAGCCGCACGAAACAGACACAGACGTACCCTTTGCTTTATAACTGATAACATAACTTTCTCCTTTAATCAATGATACAGATTGGGACAAACTACCGATTGCAGCAGAGTACCCAGAGCCGGCAGCACTATCTGCGGATACAGTAGCCACACCCGTCCAATACTTTAATTGCTTGCTATATAATTCGGTATCAGCCGATAACTCGGTAGCGGCAGATAGATCCTCTGTTTCATAATCTCCCGTAAACCCAGTATTACGTAATAGATTGGCCGAACCAATATTTACCGCCTTATAAACCTCATCCGGCAAATCCGTCAGATTTGCCGAACCTGTAGAACCCGGCTGCAAGTTCATCCTTCCCGTCAACAGATTGTCTCCCGGTTTTATTCGGGTATATTCTTCCGGCAAAATAAAATTATTGATCCCCACATATTGTCTTATGTATGGAGACCCTGTGCCGGCACCTGCTAAAATCTGAGCATTTTGCCTATTAGGATCATCTGTACCTTGATATCCTAATTGTACAATATCATCCCCTACCAATGGAGCGTCACTCTCCAATGCACATACACTTTTTGACAGGTCTATATAATCAGTTCCTACAGATACAACCAAACGCCATAAATAATGATTCCCTAGTTTCCCATCTGCCTGCTTTTCCAAATTAAACGTTTCAACCAGTGCTTGATCTTTTTCCTTAAATTGATTATATATTATCCTTCCATCAGCATCCTTAGTACGCATGTAACATCGCCAAAAATCGTTGTATTCCTCAACTTTTATACAAGACATTCCGGCCGCTGTCTGCATCAACTTTCCACCGATATGGGTTGTTTTCTGTACTTCTATTTCTTCAGCGGTCAACTTCCTCCGAAAATGAGCATAGTCAAGTTCCAAATGCCATGCGCCTTGTTCATCCTGCCATAATCCTGCTCCGGTTGAACCTTGTGTAAAATTTCCTCCATACCACCCCTTTACAAATGTGATAAATTCTTTGGCCGTATCTGGTTTATCCTTCCGTAAAAAATGGTCGATAACAAACAGACCTGTCAACATATCATCATCCCTAATATCATCATACTCTGTTTTGGTTCCTACAATACGCTTTAAATCGTGCCCACTAATTTTTATCCCCTTCAAAAAATTAATCACCCCTTGCGCTTCATCGTCATTTAAAGCGGAAATAAACCAATTAAATACAGGTGTGTCCTCATCCAGCGTATATGCGGAATTGGCATGATCGGCATTGGTGACATCACCGCCGCCACCGCCACCCTGTATAATAGTCACAGAGCGGGGAACATACTTCCCATCACGCTCCCTCGGTACTACCTTACTTATGATTCTTATATCTGACTTTATCGCCATTCTCTATCATTGATAATGTTACTGTATTCTGCTCGTAATCCCATACACCACTTAACAGCATGAATTTCTTACTAACCATAGAATTGTCATACAAAACCGTGAAAGGATGAATGAGATCACTGTTTTTTAATACCTGAGTTAACTTGATTTTGGTTACCCGGTATCGGTTAATGATACGCCTGATCAACGCTTCTTCGGGGCGCACAAGCGTACCTTCTATTGCCGAATACAAGTTGTTTGTTAAAAAATTGCCATTTAAAAGAGCTTTGCTATATGTTGCCCCGTCTTCATTATAACTACTTATGCCAAATTCTATCTCGTCAAGTTCGGACATAAATTTTTCATTGACTACATTCTCGTATACACGATCCCCGTTCTCACCTTCATCTACAACTCCGTCTTTTTTCTTATAGGCAACTCTTAGATTTTCTATATCAACTACTTTTATATATTTATCATTCTGATATGGGTAATCCGTACCATACAGGATTAATTCAAATTTCCCCGTCAGTGGCACAGAATCTGGGAACTCAATCACATATCCCGTAAGCCCCTCATACGGCATATCTGCCTTTTTCGTTGCACGCAGTTTGGTTCGTTCCACTTCCTCACCCACCTCTCCTATACCTATCGTAAATGTGGTTTCGCTATTTTGCCATTTATTTCCATTCCAGTAATGATCGCCAATACGTAATTTAAACCGTAACACATGATCTTCCGTGATTGTCACCTTATTAGGCTCTGCGTAATTCGTTGTAAATAAAATATCGGCTGAAATTCCTATCGCTGCATCCTTATAGACAGCTGTCACTCCTCCCACTCTTAATATAGGATTTCCTACAGCCGTACTAATTATCCTATACCTCAATAAAGACCTCCATGTGTAATTCTCCGAAATTATTGTATACAACGGAGTTAATCCATCCCATCCCTTAAAATCTATATCAGCCTCCCCGACTCTGTATGCGGTCATACCGCCAGTCATATTATAATTTAAATTAGCACCCATTACAGGGATGGCATCTTGTGAAATCTCTCCATTATCACCATATGCTATTGATTCCCATCGTTCTAATGTCAACCCTTGCACATTCTCCACCTTATAGTATTTGTTATCATTCCTCTTATCCGTCAAGTTTGTGAAGCTCCCATACATATCACTCACATCAAATCCCTCATCATCCACCAATTCATCAAAAACATTATTTATTGCCTTAACGGTAACCTTATTATATCCGGGGAGCACATCTATTGTATGATCACTACCACCGAAGCCGATATCCTGAAGCAATACAGTGTTTGGAGTAACCATCTCATAAGTGACAAGATCCTCGCCATATGAGAAGTATTCCCCTTTCCAATCTACATCAACAAAATACAGGCTACCTTCATAATCGTATAAGGTCCAATTAAAAAAACGACAAAAATACTCCAGTACCTCGTCCAACATCATCCCTTCTGAGGTGAAGTTTTCTTCTGCGAGAGTTATCTCATCGAATATGTTTTTCTTTGTCGAATAATTCACTTCTGACGATCCATAGACATAAGGTATATATATCTTTTCATATCCCCCATTAGCTGATCTTATAATGTACCTTAAGAGGTTTATCGCCGTTATAAATCCATTCTCTGTCTGTTTCTCATATTGTATATTCTCAAGCGTTCCTATTGCGCTTATGCAATCAATACTGATATTGTCCGGTGTAGGCTTATAAGGTTGCGTAAATTGCTCCGGAACAATATACCCCGTCCACATTAACTTGTCACCCTTGAACAACTTAACCGGTGCATATTGGTTGTTAATGCTAAACAGGTCTAGAAGTAAATCACTACCAAGAAGGGTCAATGTTGCCGTAGAACTTCTTATCGGCTCATATACAAAGTTCTCATCGTTCCCCTCTACGACAAATGCGCTTCTTGCGCCCAGTAATTCCGTCACCTGTCCCACATAGCCATCAATATAGACCTTTACGTCATAGGCTGTGTTTCTGTAATTTTTAAAATGTATGTTATATCTCTGCCCCATATCACCACTTTATATTGTTAGCCTTCATGTAATTCCTTATTGTTATATACATAGCCTTACCGCTTACCCGTGCCTCACCGTCTACCGTTATGTGATTGGATCCACCACCATTATTAATCATATTGAACAGCTTACCTTGCTGGGACTGGTTCAATATCATCTCGCCACTGTTAACCCGTGCTATCATGTGATCACCGAAAAATGATGATCCTCCCACTATACCACCTGTCGCATATTTGGGAATATTGGCTAAAGCAGCCAAAACTGAAGCTATGGCGGCTACAGCCAAAGCCGCACCAACAAACGGAATGGAAGCCACAGACGAAGCGGCTCCGGTTACGGCTGCTTCCGTATTAGCCACAGATTCTTCCTTTTTCTTTGCATTAAGAGCATCAATAGCCGGAATCGCGGCAGCCACAGAGTTCATTAAGTTCCCGAAATAAGACAGGATAGAACCGGCGGCACCATCAGCCATTGAAGACATGCTACCAAAAGCGTTACCTATGGCACTTAACGAATTTGCGAAATCTTCGTTTGACTTTATATCATCTCTTGTAATCGGACTAATCTTTTGAGGCATTTTTTCGAACATCTTAGCATAACTTAATAAGCTTCCTCTTCCTTCACCTTCGTTTACAAACTCAGGAGCATTGGGGAATCTTGCCTGAAACTCTATTGTTATTTTTCTTTTTTTTAATTCATCCAAAGTCTTTGCGGCAGCTTGTCTAGCCTCATCACTAGCGGCATTAGCATACTTCTTTTGTGCCTCATTAATTTTTTTATCAAGTTCAGCCAATGAGCCAATAGGGCTTTCTGCTTCTTTTAATGGTTTTTGTATAGTTCCATTTATATTTAGTTCTTTTTGCTTTGCGGCAATAACTACCATTTCTTCACGTTGTGCCTTTATATTATCGTAAATAGCCTGTCTTTCCGTATACTCTATTTGGGAGATTTCCAGTAATTTTCTCGCCTCTCCTACGGCCTCAGCTTCTTTTTTTGCATACCCATTTACATTAAGCAGCTTTGCTCTCTCGTATTCAGCTTGCCTTCTACTTAAAGCCTCCAATCTCACCTGGTAGCTATTAGCTTCTGGATATAATTCATTAGCCCTTTTCAGCTCTTCACTTAAAGCCTGCTCCATAGTCATTCCTCCAGCTACAGACTTATTAATACGCTGATTGCTCTCTAAAACAACCGAAGGAACATTTTCACTACTACGCATTTCCCTTAGCTGTTCTTCGGTCATAAACCATTCTTTAGCCTTAGTAATAAGGTTTGTAAACATATCAATTGAAGTTTTTAATATGCCATTAGAATTATTTACCGTCAAGATTAACCCTTCCCATGCTGATTGCAATCCCTTCACAGAGCCTGCTACATTATCATTATTTATCCTTTGCTGCTCAAACGCCGTATTAGTATCCGTTATCGCTCCAGTCAATTCTACAAACTTATCTTTTTCAGAAACAAGTGCCAAAGCAGCCGTTACGCTCTCTTTACCAAACATTTTCGTCATTTCCGTAGCGTTCATATGTTTTGCTGCAAGGTTTTCCACAGCTTGTGATAACCCGACCACGGAAGGACGTAAATTCTTGTCCGCACTACTTTCCAAAGTAAGGAATATATTACGCAGATTAGTTCCCGCACTGCCGGCATCCGTTATTTTAGGAGCAATAGCCTCTATCGCGGCTACCAATTCATTGAATTGTACACCTACAGAAGATGCAGCACCACCGGCATTCTCTATAGCCTTGTTCAGATATGGGATATCAGCAGAGCCTTGTTGAGATGCTGCCGCTAAAATATTGATATATTCAGCAGCATGACTTGAGGAAGCCCCCATCTGATTTAAAGAACCAGCTAATGCCTTGGCAGCTTCCGGCACATCTATTTCTGCGGCCTCGGCAAGAACTATAGCACTTTCGGTTACTTGTACCAAAGCTTCTTTATTTTGCAATAAAGATGGGATCTGAGACCCCATCAGCTTAAAAGCATCTACCACCTGAGATGCAGTCTGCGTGGTGGTACTGCCCAAACGGATAGCCTCATCTTTAAAAAACGAAAGCTCCTGCGTTGTCACACCTGTTAAGGATTTCAAAGAGGATAACGACTTTTCAAACTCCATAGAAGTCCTTACCACATCCCCAATGGCTACCGATATACCAGCGAAAGCAGCAAAACCACTTAGAGCAGGTCCTATCTTGCCGGCCATACTTGTTATGCTTTTTTCAAAATTCCCTATCTCACCTTTCGCCCTTCTGATGTTCTTATCAAAATCAGCGGTGTTAAACAACAATCTTACAATCGCATTACTTGCCATATTCCATATTTTTTGCTCGTTCTCTCAATTCTTTCAGCTCATTCTCATCTATCTCTATCGGTTCCCGTTCCTCATCCCATGGAAATGGGAACAGCAATTCAGGTGTGAGGCTTTCCGTAGAATTCACTTGTGCGATAGTATACATCATCATTCTTGTGCGCTCCCATGCCTCCTGCTCCTTCCGGTTCATCCCCCTTATAAATGCAGCACACTCGTTATAAGTCATACTGTCAAAGAAGTAATCAGGTGATATCCCTCCACGACCGACAACTTCTTCATACAACCTTATCACACTTACTTCTTCGCTCTCTTTCCCATCGCTTTTTTTTTATCATCTTTCCCGACAATCATACCGATTCTCTTGTTCTCTTCCTCTAAAACAGCCAAAAACGTTTCGAAAATGGACGGATCTAAATCACATGCGTCTATCACATCATCAAACGTTAACGGAAAATCCTTGTTATTTGCCATCAGCATAGCACATAACAGGATATAACTGTTAACCATCCTGTCACCGGAATAAGACTTCCCGGTAATTTCCTCATATATAAATAAGGCGCGCAGAGTATACCTTAATGTATACTCTGCATTGTTGATCGTTACTTTCTTCATAGCCCAACAGCTTTAAATCAACTTCCTGCACCTGTAGCCTTCTCCAGTTTCCCTTGTCCCTTAAACTGCGCCGTCATGGTGGAATTACTACCCTTGGCATCAGTACGGTCAAGAGATGTAATCAGAGCCTTACCCTTGTAATACTTCTGACCCGTCTTCGTAGCCGGAGAAGCCCAACCGTTTTCAGGAACACCGTCATTGGTCAAATTAGCCGGTACTCCCAAAATGATATCAACCGCCTCACCGGCAATAAAAGCATCATAAAGAGAATCAAAACTTTCCACATCAGCATCAGCACTCACTAACGCCTCTGTAGATGCTTCCCATCCCATCTTCGTGACTATCGACTCATCCCACATGCCATCGTCCTTGCTGGCGGCATCGCCCGTCTCTGCGGTAAGTGTCAGCTTGTGACTGGTTGCCAAAGCCGTAGCCTTACCGGCAACGAAAATCATAAAATCCTTTCCATTCAAAGGTTTTGCTTTTGACATAATCTATATAATTTAAAAGTTAAACAATTCCTTAAAAAACAGATTCTATTCTCACGAACCGAATCCGTAAAACAATTGATTTTTACTATGAATTTATTCTTAAGTGCTATATTCAATAAGTTATCTACATAGGCAATACATCAGGGTGTCTCTGATAATACACCTTCGTTAGTGCCTGTTTCAATTCCTGATAATTTTTAATAAATCCCAGCTCAATCCATTGGGCTATCTGTTGTTCCAGTTCATACATCTCACGTATCTTAGCCTCATCGCCAATCTTATTACGCATTTCTGATTCATGTTTGCCATACACAATGATATTGAGTGATTTTGCCAAATCACTAACTTTTTGCTTAAATACCTCCTTTGGAAGGATAGAACAAACAGCCGTACACATTCTGGGATATGCATCACCGGCAAGATTGCGGAACTTTATCATTTCGTCATAAACGAATTTTAGAACATCATATTTAAATGATGGATTTATCCACATTGCAAAATCAATAAAAAGCAGTGGATGCATCCATGTACCCGCATTATCACCCTTATTTGCTCTTGATTTATGATAGGGGTAATTACCCGTATCATAATTTTCCCTTTTCATTATAGTGTAAATAAACTCTTTAGTAGAAGACAAATCGAAGTAGTCATTAACTTCTTTCCTCATACCTTTTAATTGGTTCCACTGTTTTAATAATTCTGTTGCATTGAAAAACGCATCTTTTGTCCGTTGAACTACTTTAAACTCACCCATCGGACGTATCATAATCTGATTTGTTTTCATAGATCAATTGTTTTAAAATTAAACGAAAGAGTTATAGTAAATGCGTCTATATCCACCAAATAATCTTCAATACATGACAGAAAAGAACTATCAATGACCTCAAACTTATCATACCGGGCTGTCTTCCCTTCAATAGAGTAACGCACCTCATTAGCCGTATTCACAGCAACTTCATACGTCTTTGACACAACTACCAAAGTAGTGGATACATTATCCGCACAAGATCCATCTTTGGTCTCGTCCGGACCATCCAAAGAACTCGTAAAATTGATGAACGGATACTCCGGCGCCCCCACAGGGATAACAACCGGATATATCCTGTTCCCCACCGCTTCCGTAACAGCCTTATTAGACTGTATAGAGCTAATAATATGCTTGCTTATAAATAAACTCATCTTCCTTCACTTACTTCTTGTATTATTCTTGCAATCCGTTCCGACAATACAAGGCTGGCTCTAGCCATGCCGGATTCCGCTGCCGGCTGGAAAAAATTACTTGCAGACAAAGAGCCGCGATATGCCGATTTTTTCATTCCCTGACGTCTAACTTTCGTATACCTGTCTTCTGTCCCTGAATTTATAAACCGAAGGATAAAAGCCCTGTCCGCACCTCTATAGCCTCTAGACCTCTTCGTTTCCGGGCTTACATATCTACGTCTTCTTATGCCCGACACACCGCCGTTCGGTTTTTTATATAATGCCAGCCTTTTTGCATCTCCCCTATCAAGTATGTTAAGCATACCGCCGTTCCCGTCACGGTAAACAACCATCTTTACAGCCATGTACGCTCTTCCGGGATCTTTACCCATTGCGGCTTTTGCTGCATTACGCACATACTTCCGCTCCGGTGTTAATGCCCTTCGTACCTCTTTTTTTATCTCGTTTTTTTTGATTTCCTTGGACTTACGCATCCTTTCAAGCATGGCAATAACTTCGTCTCCCTCATAGACAAATGACACCCCTTTTATCTGCTTCCCCCGATTGTTCTCAAGGATTTTTTTCATTATTCCCATAACTTCGTATTTTTATCCCGGAGCCGTAGCCCCGGGTAAATAAATCATTCCCCTTCGGCAGGTAACTCTCCCAGCGTAAACGCCTCAGGACGCAATGTGGTAAACGCCCAATCCCCATTAAGGGTCAAGCGAACAACATCTGATGTGTCTTCCGAATAAGGATTGATTATAAAACGCTGTTCACCGAATTGCCCGATAGGCTCATATCCCCATGAGCCAAAACCAATATAGGTCTTATCATCTGTATTAATATAATTCGTACAGAAAACCGGAACACCAGCAATGGTATTGTTTTCGATAATATATCTTCCCGTGTTACCCGGATTTGTCGGTCCTTCATATCCTCGATCGGTAGTTTCCAATACCGCCTTTGTGTATTCATCCATCACATAAGCCATGTAACTTCCCTCAATACCTTTCATCAATGGCAATGCTCGCATCAATACCAATTCCTTAAATGTCGGTGTCGAGTTGGCAAACTTGATAAAACGGGCATTTTTCTTTTCAGCCATAGTTTTTAACTCAGCGATAGTCTTTGGGGTGCCCGGACTTCCTCCCGGGAACGCGATCTCAGAAAAAGGTCCTACTAACTTATGCGTCTGTTTCCCAGTTGTAAACATCAGCTTATTCAGCGTCCGTGTTACAGCCATCGGTATCTGCTGCTTAACAACATCGTATGCCACCCCCTCGGTCTGGTTGATTGTCTGACTTGTAATCTTGATGGTAACACCCACTCTCTGAGGATTGGGTACAATCTTACCGATCTCGATTTTTTTGTCGGTCAAAGCTACAGCCTCCCCGGCTACCTCTGCTTCAACTGCCGAAACTGTCGGCCAACAATAATCACCCGCCAAACCTGTGCGTAACGGTAATCCAAGCTTAGAAATGATAAGACCTTCTTCCAATGCAGGGATAATGTCATTAATAGTAAGAGGGATCATCGGCTGCGCTCCCGTACTGATCATTCCTGTAAACTCACGCTTAAGCGGATGGGAACTTCTAGAATTGATATGCTCGCGCATAAACGCATCAAACGCAAGCTCACGGGCGGTGACTTCCACATATCCGCTCTTGTCAGCACACGCTATGCGGACATCCAAAGCATTCATCTCGCGTTTCAGACACTCGATCTCGTCATTCTCAGTATCGGTAAACGCACGTTTGTTTTCCGATTCAGCCAAATCTACAATCTCGTTAAGACGTACCTTGATTTCCTCTCGTCTGGTAATGTACTGTTGTACATTCACTTTCTTTCCTTTATTCATAAACAAAAATGATTAAAAAATTTTCTTATTCGCTATCTTTCTCAATTCCGCATATGCGGTTTCATTTTTCTCAATTGTTTCCCGTTTCTTCTGATCTGGGTGCAACACAATACCGGAAGCCTCCACTTCCCGGGCTGTGACGCTGGTCTGCACATATGCCGGATCAGAAGCTATAGTCATTTCAAAAACCTCGTCAATACGGGTAACGTGTCGTAACAGCACACCATCATCATCCTTGGTATACCTGACCGAAGAACTCTCATCGCTCCAGAATGTGAATGAAGAACCGGCTAAATCCCCTCTCTTTACCAACTCTAATGCGGTAGTTCCATCCTGAGTCGCTGGAGCTGTAAATCTATATCTTACACCCGTTTCATCCACAGAAAGCGAAAGCGATCCTTCACCCCTGTTCCAACGAGCCAGCAACCTCTCGCGGTTATGCCACAATGTCATCTTTATATCCATCCGCTTCAACTCGTCTTCCGTAATGGCTCCCGGCTCTATAATCTCACGGTAGTTATCCCAATAGTCCACAAGCATACGACTCTCAACGCCAAATACAATCGCATAACCCTCGATTACCCGGCTATCACTCCCGTCCTCCGCCTCGCGGATCTTTGGCTGGAACTGGTCACCGGTCATGTATCTTACCTCTCTCTCCTTGGAATTATCCATATTTTTTTCTATTTATTTACAACTTTCAAACGCCCCTTTAGGAAACGCCCTTTTTATATCCTATAAATACCTGTTTTCGGCTTACCCGAAACCGCTTCCCTCATCCAATATGGAAGCCGTAATAGTAATACTCCCATCTCTCTTGGATCGGTTACACGAATCTATTCTGTAGGTTTTCCCATCCCATACCAGCCGACAACGATCAGTAACCACGGACATATAGCGCATCGTTACAACTACCGAACTGTTCATCCACGCTTCACCGGCAGTCAGAGCACGAGCGCCCCTTTGAAACTGCACATTAGCCCATACGGTAATTGCTTTCCGATATTGGATTACCTGTTCATTCATGCTACCACGGCTTATTTCCGGGGTCATAATATCCACTCTTTCCGTTAATGCCCCTGCTGATATCATGATTCACTTCTGTTTGATAATTTCACATAAGGCTTTACAAGCATTGATATAGTAAAAGGAACCATATTCTGGGTTACGGATGAAACCGGCTCCCTGTTCCGGAACAAATGGGCTACAAGTAGCAACATAGCCGATTCCAAGGCTTCGGGAAATCCTTTTCCATGAGCGTCCTCCCATGCCTCCAACTCTTCGAATGTGCGGTTTGTCATATCTATAATCACACTCTCACACGCCATGCCCCATGTATGCAACAACTCCAACTCTTCATCCTGCACATCCCTTATCTGCGCTTTCATTTTTTCAAGCGTCAGCACACGCAATTCCCTATTCATCGTCTTCTCCTTCCTTGTTATCATTTATTTTTGTAGAGCTTGCAACTGTTTCCCCAGACATTTTGGGGCTTCCCAATACTGCAAGGTTTGTGCTTATGTACACATCATCCCCCTTGTCCACCGGCGGACGATCGTCATCCCTACGTATGTCATTAACGGTTGCTTGGCCCGTTTCCAGACGTGTCTTTTGCCATCTGCTCTTGCTGTCAACGTCAAGGGCGTACAATGCGGACAAGTCGAATGTGTACTTGTAATCCATATAGGTATTCTCATCAAGTAATTTGGCGGCAAATTCACGCTCTATCTCGGTAATTATGGGCTGCAAAGCCTCAACATAAAAGGCTACATTGGACATCTCTACACTCTTGTAGTTGGCGTTGGAATCGTCCATAAGTTTACTCGGTGGTATATTGAAGAACCGGGCAATCTCACGGATATTAAACTTTCTGCTTTCCAAAAACTGCATGTCAGCCGATGACATGCTTATAGGGGTAAGCTTTCCGTCACCGTATACAGCCAGTATGTCCCCTCCACGGTTCAACGTGTCCTGAATATCCATTCCCATATTCTTCAACTGCTCGTCCTGATACTTTCCGTAGCCTTGGACAGTTGTGTTGTCTTGAAGAATAGCCTTGAAACGTCCGCCTGTGGCAAATCGTTTCAACGTTTCACCATCCGATGTGGCAGTAATACTAAGACACTGCTTGGCGTATGCTATGGTAGACATTCCCCAATATCCTCCGTCAAGACACATGTTCTTAAAATGGAGTATATCTTTCGGACCTACAGTCACACTTATTCCGTTGGTTATATCATCAATCTTATATTGATTAGCATATACATCGTAAGTTACCGAGCCGGGGGAACACAATATGAAAGATACGATCTCGTGGAACGAATTACGTACAGGGTAGATAAAGGCATTCCCTTGCAAAAGCAACTGGGCTACCGTATACTTCATCATAGTATATGAATTCATCCGATCATTGGGACGTGCCCCGAGCAGATAGTTTATCCTCTTCCCATCCTTCGTGTCGCTTAGCTTGAAATAGTTTTTCGCCCTGTCCTTACGCTTGTATTGGATGGTTAACGTAGCGGCAGAACTTGAAAGTAGATTCACAGCACGATATACTGCGGCTATATTCAATGCAGCCCATGGGGAATTCACATAAGCTATGTTCTCCCGATAATCTCCACCTGTAGACTTCGCTTTCCCATAATCTTCGTGCGCTTCCTCATCCGTCTTCTCCGAACCACTGTCTATGAATGACGGCAATGGTGCCGATTCTCTTTTGAAAAATCTGAAAAAATTGTCCATATATCAAGTTATAACTTCTATATATCGGACAATATGCTGTTTATGGTTACCTCTGTTCCGTATTACTGTAAAGCCAAAATGTCATCAAGGAGGCTATCGCACCGTCAATCTTAAGATTTTCCTTCCTTTTCAACGGTTTCTTATTACACATCTTATCTTCATCTATATAGCAGTTTCCAAAGTTCCAGAATAGGATAGGATTATAAGCAATAACAAGATGAGCCGGACGGCTCTTTGCCGCCAGCTCCAGCGATTCTACCGGTGATGTAAACGCCCCGTAGGTCTGGGGAACAGCACGCAGTATCTTGTCCGGGTTCTTCCCGTGTCCCAAAAGTCCCGCTGCAAGCGCGTTGCGTATCTCGCTTGCCTTGTAAGCATCATAGCCTATCCGGCATATAAACAAATTACGGTCACGCCTTAATATGTCGTTTATAATCATGTCCATATCTATGACAGCACCGGGGCATACTTTCAACCAGCCGCCATCTACCCACATCCTATAAAGCTCACGGTTCGGGTGGGTTTCTATTGTTTCTTCCGGTATATAGCTATCCATAAACAGATAGAATTTTTTATCTTCCTTATTATAAATATTGTAAACCACGGCGGAAAGGTCATCAGAAACAGACAAGTCAAAAGCCACCATAGCAGACGGTCTTCCCTTCACCTGTTCCAAATTGATGTTCATGGACAAGGAATGGGCGAAATTCTGTGTTATCCACGGTTTTACGGAGCCTGCAACAAAGACATTAAGTAACTTGGTTTTAAATTCTATCATAGCCTCAACGTTGCGTATCGCCTTGTTCCACATCTGGCGGTAATAACCCTCCTGTACCGTTATGCCAATATGCGGATTACATTTCTTCCACAGCTCCGGAGTACTCATGTGCTCATCGTCAAGCTCCCATTCATCCGGCATAAACAATGACGCGAATTGCGTATCATCGTCATATTCTCCTAAAAGGACTTTCTTCGCATTTTCCAGCTCTATAGCGAAAGGTCCGTCAGGTACGCGGCTTGCAGTAGTTATAATCACTGTCAGAGGCTCCCTTCTCATACCCATAGAAGACACCATAACTTGCATAAGTTCCGCACCCTCCGAGTGATCCTTCACATATCTCGCCTGCGCATATTCGTCAAAGATAAAAAGAGATGCGTTAAGACCGTCCTTTGCATCACCGCCCCCCGACAGACATTCCACAAAGGATTCTTTCCCGTATGTGTTGGTAGGCCTCCATCCCAGCCATTCACGATTTGTCTTAAAACTGCGTCTATCCGGATCCAATTGATTAATAATACCCTTTATCTCATTAAAACATATCTTAGCCTGCCGCCCTGAATTCGCGCCCGTGTATGCCTGCGCGTTCGCATCCCCAAAAAGCAGGTCATTAACAGCAAGAGAAGCCGTAGAGGTGGTCTTTGAAAACTTTCTCGGAACGAACAGAATAGCCTCCCTTACCAGCCGCCTCAACTCCATCATACGCCCGTTGACGACCTTTGTTCCCTTCTTTCTTTCCGTCATATCTTCCACGCTGCCTATATCTTCCCATCTGTAAAACCCCAGTATAGAGGCAAACTGGAAATACTGCACGGGGGTTAGCTTATAACTGCGGCGTCCGTTTATTCCCGAAAATTTAAGGCTCTCATATAAGGCTACAAACACTTTCACTCTTTTTTTCTGAAACGTGTAAGTGTCCATCAGACGGAGGAATTTCAGCACAGAAAGGACCTCGTACAGGTTATGCCCCTCCGGGCAGGACTGCACGCCATATATATAAGAAAATAGCCGACCGTCTATTTCCCTTAGATTATACCTATCCAAATCAACAGATGTCAGCCTATCCGTATATCCTTTTTTCAGTGCTTTTTTCTCATCCCATTCATTCATCATTCGTCCTCTCCGTCATTCACATTATTGATATTCTCCATTAGTTTATCCAGCGGACTGGGACCACGACTTCCGCCATCATCAGGCTTGGTCATTTCCATATTCATTTTCAACCCTTTCAATAGTTTCATCAAAGGCGAAGCCTGTTCGAACGGAACTCTTGCCAAAGGGTCAATTCGCTTTCTTACATGTCCCTCCCGGCTCTTCTCTTCATACACGATATTATATCCATCATCCAAAACCTCCTCCGTGATTTTTTTAAACAACAGATACAGACGGGAAAATATATCAATCTGACAGTTCAACTCCTTGGAATACTTATTGACATCTTTCAATGTTTTTATAATCGTATCCCTCTGATTTTTTATTTTTTTGCTGACCGCCCGTTGTTCCTCGCTTTTTTTCTTCATTGTGTTAAATATTTTAATATTACCTATTTTTACAATATTGTTGTTATTCCGAGTAATCCCAAAGTGTCACCCCCAAATCCAAATTTTCAAAACTAAAATTTGTGATGCCTGGTGGGAGTGGGTTTGAGTAATCCGGGTGGTCTTAAAAAAATCCCCCCCCCCCGGATTATAAGATAAACCTTTCCTTAAACCGGGATAATGAACGGTTCGCATTCTCTTTCACCTTAACTCTGCTATGTGACTTCATTCCTGCATGAATCAAAGAATGGCAGTCGTGGCATAATGACTGTAGGTTGTCCACATCAAACATGAGAGCTCTCATTTCAGTGACTGTCTTGGCTGACTCACACGGCATAACATGGTGAACCTCTGTCGCTGCCATTATCACTCCATTTTGCTTGCAAGCTTCACATAACGGTGACTGTTCAAGTTTTCTTCTTCTTGTTTTTCTCCATGCCATGGAGCTGATCATCTTCCTGTAATTATAATCCCTGCTCATTTTCTACTTTTTTGTTTCTTGTTATAACCGGAACCATTCCGTATTTATTCTGCCCCATAAAACCACTAACCTCCGTAGATACATCATTATGTATACCATCCGATGATACAGGAGACATATCAAGTAACTCCTTGATGATATTATCATAACCGTTGACTCCTATATTACGTCCGATTACAAGTAATCGTTGTGCTAAATTCGGATATAAATACCGAAATACTTCCTCTAATACCTGCTCTTTTTTAGAGGAATGGTGCATTCCTTCCCCATTTTCCGTTATACAGCTTGATACATATCTCCTTCTGTTGGTAGCTCTATATATGAATACTGATGCCACTCTTTTAATATCATCATATGCCGACGGTTTAACAGTATTTACCCTGTCCTTCACAGCTCTAAGCCGCTGGAATATATCCATAAGTTCAGTTTCATTAGTATTAACTCCATTATATTCTGTTTCGCAATCGGCCTTTTCGATAAATGCTGACAGCAGATATTGCATCACCTCATATCTGCTGTTAAACTTATATTCCTTCACAATTTTATCCAATTTATCAGCAGCCTCCACACTTATCTTTGCCTGCACCATCACATGTTTCAATCTAGACTTATCCCTCATAATTTATTCCTTTCTGTTCCTTTATTATTACATATTGCAATCTCCACACATATCCACAAGACAATCAAATATTTCTCGTGAGTATTCAACCCCATTAATTACGATTACCTCGCTACCATTTTGGTCAAAATAAACTCCATCATTCATTTCTGTTCCGTTTTGAGCTTTTCAGACTACATCATTAATACTAATTTCTCCTTTCAATACTCGTTCTACCTGTCTGTCGATTATCTCTTGAAACTCTATCTGGCAGATAAGCGAGCAATCCGGTATAATCTCTTCTACTGGGTCGCCCCGCCACGTTGGTAGTTCATCCAAGAAGATGCGCCCGTCTTTATCTTTCAAGCAGGTAGCTCCAACATCACGCTCAATCTGCGCCATTTGAGCAAATACTTCCGGGAAGTCCTTCCGTATCTTGTTCCAGTATCCCATTCCCCCTTTCACGCAACCGATGCAGTTGTTGTTATTGTAGCCCATCTTGTACATGGCCGGAATTTCAATACCAGCTTTCCAAAGCATTCCCATCGCATCCGGCTTCGTAATCTGTTTTTCAATTAGCGGAAACAGTGGCTTTGTGTTTGGGTACTGCTGTTTTAATCGGATGGCTCGGTTTATCTCTTTAGGGTCGTAATCAAAGCCCCAAACTTGACCGTCCCAAGAACCAAGTTCCTTCTCTAGCTTGTAACGGACTTGTTTCTTTAGTTCTAATGTGCAAGTTGCACCAGTAGGACCATTGATGTACCGTTTTTTAATCAGTACATCTTTTACGTCGAAAAACTTATCGCTGCGAATGGTATGAATTGGCTGCCCGTACCATCTCTCGCAATCTGAGATAAATCGGACATTATCTGGATGCCCGGAACCTGTTTCGATGTAGTAAATTTGCACATCATCATACAGACTTAGTGCTATCTTACAAGCTACTGCGGATGTTACACCGCAACTAAACCAAGCTATTATCATTTTATTCCTTTCTATATAAATATGAATATAGTAAATTTCTACTAATGCCAAGTTGTTTTGCAATGTCTGTTTTGCACATACCTTCTTTTAGCATGTTATTGATTATTGATTCTTTTCCGCTAAGTTTATATTTTTTATTTTTGCTTCCTTTTGGACGACCAAGAACAACACCCTCTGCTTTCTTTCTGGCTAATGCTTCTTTAGTCCGCTGGCTAATCATGTCACGTTCTATTTCAGCAGCAATTCCGAAAGCAAAAGCAAGAACCTTACTCTGTATGTTGTCTCCAAGTTCGTATCCATCTTTTACCGTATAGACCTTAACCTCATGAAGCATACAGAACTCCAATATTCGCATAATCATGAATAATTTTCTACCAAGACGGGAAAGCTCGGATGTGATTATAACATCACCCTTTTGCAATTTCTTCATAAGCTTGCCCAATAACCGTTTTTCAGGCTCCTTCGTCCCAGATATGCCATCATCAATAATCCAATTATCAACCGATAATCCCAAGGATTCCGCTTTTTTACAGACTCCTAACTTCTGATTAGCAGAGTCCTGATCATCTGTACTAACTCTTAAATATCCGTATATCATAATACTGATTCTATTAATTGCATGGCTTTCAAACCATAATGTTTAATAATTATTTCCTTCATAGACATGAACTCCCATTCTTCAGGATACATATTACGCAATCTTTTGTCTAGCGCAATTATATCAATAACCAATCTATTCTCAATAGCTGATAACAGTGCATCATGTAAGTCAATTATCGGGACATTAGGTAATAGCCGTTGAAATTCGTTACGGAATTTTGCCCACTCGCCTATTTTAAAATGACTTATATTTTTCATGATTAATTAAATTACACCAAGTATTATCATTCTCCCAAAACCATTGATATCCACCGGCATGTTTACGCTTACCGGAACAACAACTAATTATATTTCGTCCGCATATTCCTGCTTTTCTGCCAGCCTCGCTTGCAGAAGGATAAATACCAACGAGTTCATCATCTTTTATTGCAACAACAGGCTTTGCATTCCATCCGGATATTCGATAGTTTCGCACAAGATTTTTCACTCCTATTCGTTTTATCCTTTTAGCTTTACGCATATCCATGTAATCAGCCCACTTTTTCCCTTTGTTATGAGGAGTGTGGCCCTTCAAGAACCTGCCGTTTACCAAATTTCTCTCTGGGCGCTCAGGCGGTATATATAATTCACTCATTTCTATATCGTTATTAGTTATTCTTTGAAATCCAGTTATCAGTAATAGCCTTAAGTATATCAGCTTTGCTTTGACTCCTTAATCCCATTGCATAACCTATTTGACAGGCTCCTGCTTTCTTGGCGCGCAGTAATAGTTCTTCCTTTATTTTTTCAAATGTTTTCTGTTCCATGATATTGTTTATTTTTCGTTATTTTGATATTTCGATAATTCCACGCCTCGCGCATTCTTCGAGTAAATCCATATCCTCCTTTTTTATAAGAGCACCTGTCTTACGATTCACGCTCACATAAGGCTCAAACCCAAATCTCTTAGCCATCTTCTCTATTGTGGTACGATTCCATGTATTCCATCTGATCACCACAGCTACTTTTGTATCTTCCATGCCTGTACACTGTTAAACCATTTTTTCTTTCCGTCCTTATCCGTGTATTCTTTGGCGGACACATTGAAATTCACTATCACATCATCACCAACCTTCAGAGGATCTTTCACGGGCCCATCACCACTGTACACCGAAAACTGCATGGACTTTCCAAATTGGGTCTGCTCGGTTATCACATATTCCCTTATCTCGTAATCCAAGCCCTTACTTGTCACTCCCCTTCTTGTAACACCAAGGTCAACCGTTATTCTTCCCTTTATCTCGCAATTCATAATCTCACCTTTCTTTTTTCTTTACTGCTTTCTTTAAGTCGTCCCGACTACCCTTCGGGCAGTATAAGACAAGTTGCCGAAAACCGTTAATTTCTAATCTTTTTATTACTAACTTACTGATTTACAATTATTTACCTACACCCCATAAGGTGCTTTTTCTTTTTATGTAATTATTTGATAATCAGTTAGTTATATTTTTTAATAATTGGCGTGATTGATGATGCTTGAAAACAGTTTAGTAATTTTTCCTTAAATTCCTGCTCCAATTCACCCATCACCTCCGTATACTTCTTCTTCTCCACATCCCATAAATTAGCAAACGTGCGTAAGGTTTCCCACTGCTTCTTTGTGAGCTTCCCTTCCATATACATGGCCCTGTACCGTTCCTTGTATCTCGTGACGCCAATCCTCTGTATTTCACGGGCCTTTTCCAATTGGGATAGCTTGACACCTTTAGCAGGTATTATCTCCCGTTCAAACCGTATCTCTGACCAGTCCTTGTAAAAGATCCTAGCCATCTTGTTTAGCGACACATTGTCTATCAATTGGGGTAGCGGTACCGACTGATGCTTGTACACCGTCTCAATGCGAAGTATATTGCTGCCTACCGTCCTTTTCTTCTCCTTTGCCTCGTAAGTCTTATCATAGATCTTCAATATCTTGCGGTAATACTTACTCTTCTCGGTCGTCTTCTGGCGATACTCCTGATAGTTGGCATCATTCCATAAGGTGCGTTCCGCTATGCTGTCCACAAGTCTTATATACTCATCTGCCGGACGGATCATCTTCATTGTAACCCCTATCTCATAATAGGTCACTACTGCATTCTCCGCTTTTACGCACAACCTGAGCAACAGTTCTTCTATTGTCCTTACTGCCATTCGGAAGGTCATCGGGCGGCTGTTGTCCAGTTTGCCCGATCTCCCCTTATGGTATAGCTTGCAGACCGAGCAACTGCACTTCAAGGTGTCACCCCTTATTTCAATGGTGCAGCCGTCAAAGTTGGAGTATGCAGATGACTTGTAGTAGATCTCATCATCCTCCGAACATTCCTTAAGGTAGTTCTTCAGGACTATAGTCTCTATGTCGTTCACATCTATCCTTGCCTTTATGGTTATTCGGTCAAACATTTTATCGTCAAATTTCGTTCTTTCAAAATCCGGTTCACTTCTCTCTTGTAATGGGCAATCAATGCCTCATACTCAAATGCGGTGTACTTCCTTGTTTCGTATTTCATGGCCTCCAAAATCAATATCTGATTTTCGCCATACTTTCTCACAAGTCCTCTCCTATAGCCCTGTATGTTACCTTCATCGAAGCGGTTACAGCTACGGCATTGAGCGTTGCAATTCACCTCACTGTAACGGGTTGCCATGTGTTGGCGGTTAACGTAATGACCACAATCTGCCTGTGTGATAGGTTTTATTAAACCGCACGAGATACAGCGGAACACCGTAGTGTTAGGTATCATATCCCTTAATCTGACATACTGGGAAAACACAGCGTCCAGCTTCTTTTTTAAGTTTGCCGTGCTGCTAGTTTTTGCCGGTTTCTTCTTTTTGGATAACATTGGGCTTATATTTTATAATCTTGTTCAACTGTTCCGGATTACGGAATCTTATCGCATATCCGTGCCATTCCTGTGTACTGGACTTATACGGGTATTCTTTGTATTGTGCCGCAAACTCCTTGTCGGTCAATAATGCTACATAAGCTTTCCATTCCTTTCCCTTGTCCCAAAATATGGTCAAATCCCCCAGTTCGGGAACCAGTTCCATTTCACCGGTAATATCCAACAAGAAATCTTTGTGAATTCTCTTATATACCAATGTGATAAATTCATCAGATTCCATTTTTTGGTATATTTCGTATTTCGATAAATCCGGAAATCCATTCTTTTTCATGATATCTTAAATAAAGTTTTTAAACAATGGCATATATACATTACTCATCCTATTTACATTCTCTTTTGAAACCCATATACCTTCTTCCTTCATCTTTCTATTCCCTGTCGCTGAAAGCAGCGACAGCTTGCTCTTTAAAGCTATCCTAACAAAAGAATCAGGCATATTATATTCCGATATATAGCAATTATCTTGCTTTAAAGCCCATTTATAAAATTCTTCGTGATTGAAATTATCAAGGTATGAGGATGTGTTTTTATATGGTGGGTCACAATATATTACATAGCTCTTATCAGTCGGAATGGATATAGTCTTATAATCTCCCTGCAAACTTTGCAAATTTCCCAAACTTTGCAACCTTTCCAAACTTTGCAACCTTTCCAACCTTTCCAACCTTTCCAAACTTTGCAAATCGCCTGCATGTTTATCTTTTCTAATCTGGATTAAAAATTTTTTTATCCTTAAACGCTTTTCATATGTGTTTTTACACCCATTTAAGACGCAATCTGGAATAAGTATTCTAAGCTCTGCAAATGGCTTAAAATCATTAAACACGGCATAATGAAACGCACGCTTATAAGGCTCTATATCACCATAACAGTAAGTCCTCTGATCGTTTCCGAAGGAAAAACATATACGTACATAGGGATCCGTATCCTTCAACCGGAAAAAGTCTTCTCGGCTTATCCAGCGGTTTTCGTTCTTAAATCCTCCTTTAATTGCATAAATGAATGTTTTAGTACTATCCGTTATGTCATTAATAATAAAATGTTTATACTTACCGGATAAAATGGCGGCATGAGTGACGGCACATCCTCCGGCAAAAGGCTCTATCCAGATATCAGCTGAAGGAAGATTTGAAACAACCCATTCCGCTATCTTGGACTTACTCCCCATATATGGTAATCCGTAGTTCATATTACTTATTTTTGGTTGTAGTTCCCGGATAGGCGGTCAAACCACACCGGGAGAATAATTGATATAGAATATAACATACAAGAGGACTCGCACCTCACGCTACCCTTTAATAGCGGCTTTGGTTAAGTAATTGATTAATAAAAACTTCCATTTGAAGTTGTGGGAGCTACGGGAATTGAACCCGTGACCTATGGCTTTGCCGATCTGTATCATGGAACACACAAAAACAAAATAAAATAGATTAATTACCCCTGACCGTTAACTGCCATCGCTCTGCCACTGAGCTAAGCCCCCATGTGCCGGATCACCTTCACAGGCTACACCGGCTAAAACCTAAACTAAAACCTATTACCACGAAACAAAATAAATGACTTATCTTAACTCGTCATTATGCTTCTCCTTGTGGACTATGATTTCCCTTACCTGCGTAGCCTCTATTTTCAATATCTTCCAATCTCTCACGCTCCCCTGCATACACTTGTTTATCACGTCCTTTACATCTCCGGCTGTTTCGGAAGATACCATATAAGTGCATTTGGAAACCTTTGTACGTCCTTTAACGTCCAACCATTCCAGCCCGATTACGACTTTCCACCAAACAGCGCTCTCCGTATCGCATTCGTCATACACAGCCTCTATGGCTTCTCTCTTTAGACTGATAACCTTAGGCTCTTTGTAAACCGGGAACTTATCAGCTACCAAAACATTTTCCGCTTCGGTGAATCCCGTGGCATCCACTATGAAAAGGTGTCTTACCTTCTTATCCTTTCCCCTGCTGTCGGTAGTCTTTCCTCTGACTATACCGGAAAACCATTCTTTCATAACTATATTATTTTAATTGATAATCAATCGCCAAACTATCCCAAT